TATTCAGTTACATAGCGATTGGCTTCTTTTGCAAGAATTTGCTTTGGGTAAACTCTGCCATTCTTGTTCTTTTGTTCAGCCTGCATGAAAACACCTTCGATGAAAAATTGCTTTTCACCGTCTTTGTGTTCAGTCAAGTACGCTACTTCTTCTATTGTTTCTGTGATTAGTTTCATTTATTGCTTCTTTACGAGTTATATGACAAGCTAACGGGGAATCCAGTTGGAGTCTGTCCGGGCATTTGCATTGATTTTTGCATTGGCATTGGTGTGGCTGATTCTTCTTCTTCACCTTCTTCACCTTCTTCGCCCTCTTCACCTTCTTCTCCTTCTTCGCCCTCTTCTTCTTCTTCCTCAGCTTCATTCATTTTTTTATTATTTTTAATAGCAGCATTTCTTGCAGCCTTCCAATCGTCAGAATCAATGTCGCCATCGCCATCATGATCTTTCTTTTCTCCCTCGTTAAATGTTACTTTGGCAACACGAACATATTCTTCGGCTAATCTTTGGCCTATTCTAACAGCCAATTCTTCCGAGATCATGGTTTTTGCTGCAATAGCGTTTTCGTCTAAAATTGATAGTATGATTTTTTTAGCTTTCATGGTTTGTTCCTTTTCTATTTATATTTTAAAATAAATTATTGAGATTCTTGTTGTCCTTTTTGCTGTTGTTGCATCTGCATTTGCATCTGTATTTGCATTTGTTCCATTTCAGCTTGCTTTTGCTTTTGAATATCTATCGACATTTCCTCATCAATTTGCTTGATTTCATCCTCATTTTGCTTCAAAATATGCTTTCTTATATAATTTGAAGAGAAATACTTCCCTATTAGTGGTTCCATTGCAGAGGCCAATTCTATTCTGGAAGCTAATATTTCAGAATCTTTGATATCATTGAAATAAGAGTCTCTGTTAAATGTGAAGTTTATATAGGGTTGCATGTTTTCCCAGTCTTCCTGAGTAACAATTCCCTTCAAAATTAACTGAACTCTCAAAAGCTGCAAGAACATATTTGAGAACTTATAACGCAATCTTTCAATAAATTTGTAGAATTTGACTTCATCTCGCGTGATATCAGCCGATCTTCCAAGATTAAATCCATTTTCTCCAACCAAACGAGATGGAGGAATACTCAAAGCGTAATAAAGCTTTTTCTTAAAATAATCAACATCAGTGAGTTCACCGAGATTTTGTCCTCCGTCTAGAGTGGAGATCTCAGTTCCCTTTCCCCCTTCACGGCGAGGTAGCCAATAATCTTCAAGCATAGCCATCTGATTTCTATCATCTTTAATTTCACCAGTGCTTTGATTATAAACAAGCTTATTTCTATACTTGTTCATAAGTTCACGAACATATTGTTCGGCTTTTTGCTTAGGTAAATTACCTACGTCAATATAGAATATACGACGCTCAGGAGCACGGCTAATACGATAAATGACTATTGCATCTTCGATCTGGCGTAACATGTTGAGCGGTCTAATGGCCTTGTGGAGGTAGCCAATAACGCGCTTAGTATTCATATCAACCATTCCGGAATGAACAAAACAGATTGAGTCTGGTGATATTTTAAGACCCGATGTAGGCGTTCCAGTTACTGAATTTTTATCAGTATTTGTGTATAAGAAATATTCTTCTACATCTTTAATTAATGATAAAGTATTGCCATCTTGTTTAGCATTTTTTGTTTTAATTTTTCTAATTTTTCTTAGCTTTGTAGCATCAAGAGGAATTAATTGCTTTATTCCCTCATATGGTTTTTCGCTGTCAATAGAAATGTAGAAAAATAATTTAGAATCGATATACCATCTTCTAAAAATTTCAAATCCTCTATCTTGAAAATCCATTAACTTTAAGATGTTATCAAATTCGTAATATATTTTACTTTTGATATTATCAGAAAATTCAATTTTCGATAAATCAAGTTTTATTGGTTTACGATCAAAACCCATAACAATAGATTCATTCGTAATTTCATCTATTGCAGTATCTACTTCAGGATATAGGGCCATGGCTCTATATTGTGCAATAAGAGCGTTATCGTTCTTCTGAGAACCCATGAAGTCCACAAAAGTCCCATAAACTCCAGCTCCTTCTGTGACGTATGCTCCATCAAATTCTTCGGGAGTTGTGAAGTTTTGTAAAGAAGTTAAATCTTCTTTTTTATTTTTTTCTATTTTAAAGCCAAATATATTCCAAGCCATTTATATCTCCATTATATACCTTGTGTTATCATCAAATAATCATAAACAAACACTACATCAAAAGTAACATATTCGTCAACTCTCGACATATTTAGGTCAATTTTATCAATCATCATTGGCCAACATCCCATTAATGTAACTTCTCTTAATGGAACAATAGAACAATTTAAATCTAATTGACGAATGCGCCAATAGTCAGCTTTATAGTTTGACGGAATATCTTGTAAACCAGTATTTGACGTATGGTTATTAATTGAATTGCTCCAATTATTGAATTCTAACCAGTGCTGAGTAGGATTTTCAAAATTATCATCAAGAATAGTTACTGGCCAATTTGTTCCTCCGGGCTGTTCTCCATAAATTCTATCACCCGGCAAGAGTAGTTTTCTACCTCTATAATCATAGGCATTTGTTAATACCGATACTTGAGGTAATGTTGCTGCGCTTACCAAATACTTATTCCAAGAACCTCCCGGAAATGTACCTGATATTTCAAAGCGGTTTTTTCTTGTACCGCCTTTAAAGGCATTTTTAAAATCGTAGATTGAATTAGACATTTATTTCCTTATAAATTAAATCAATTGACGAGAGTTAAAATATTCAAAGAAGTCATAATTTAATCTTACACCAAAAGTATTATATGTGTTTTCTTTCATATTAAATTCTATCGGCGTAATAGTAGCAGGCCAACAACCATTTAAGTTTATGGTTTTTAAGACATTACCGTTCATATCTAAATGCTCGACAGTCCAAAATGCTTTGGCATTGTTGAAAGAATCATCTGCACCATAATTATGAATATTATCCTCATGATCATTTATTAGCTTTTGCCATGTCTGAAAAGATTTCCACAAATTATTAGAACCTGTATCATCCAAGATTAAAATATCCCATGGCAAATATTCTCTATCTCCTGCCATGTTTAGTTCTCTTCCTCTAAAAGGAACTGTTACCATACCAAGAACAGATGGTGGTAAAGTAGCCGATAATATATGAAAAGTGGTAACAGAATAAGGAACGTTACTTGGCCAAGAGCCATTAACTCTAAACCTATTTTTCCTAGTACCGCCTTTAAAATTATTAATAAAATTCTTTATTGAGGGCATATATTATGTAGTAAAGCTTAATTCCACATAATCTATGCTTTGTGATGGTTTGAAGAACACATCCAAATTCAATTTTCTATTTCTTTGATCTTCTTCGGAATTATTGGATTCGTTGCAAACTACATTATATTGGTCTATTCCGGAAGTAGTTCTAACGGATTCTAAAAATATTTCTATCTGTGTCTGAACAGCTTCTCTTAATTCTTCGTCGTTTTGTTCAAACATATACCCATAAACTATAGTCTTTACATTTTTCTTAATGTAAGAAAGTAAATTTGTATAAGAAATACTAGTTTTATTAGTATTAGAACTAGTGATACCGCTTAAATCACTTAGCAAATAGTAAAAAGATTTATTATTTGCATCAGGCACTTTTAAAAATGTATTTAGTTTTCTAGAATAGGCAATACCAAGTTCTGTTGTAGATATTGAACCATCAGTGTTTGATGGTGTTTGAGGAATAATACTTTCTGTTAAAGTAATTTCTTCTACATCTAATTTAGAAAAAGTCTGATTTAGTATTTTTCCTCTTTCGAACCCAGCAGGAGAATACCACGGATATAATGAATAGGACCTAAGCAAAGATCCCGCAGCATCAATAGATAATGGTATCATTGTATAGGGTGAATTAGCATACGAACCATCATCCGAATCTTCCAAAAGATAATATCTTTTTACTCTTTTTACGCCGATTACCGAAAAGGTCAAATAATCAAAATCATTATCGCTTCCTAATTCAGATCTAGAATAAAATTCATCAAATGTTTTACTTATATCAGTAGTGTTAAAACTAATATATTTTGATTCTAAAAAATCAAAATTTGCAGATTCTAGTATTTTAGAATTAAAAATTATAGGAAGTTCTAATTCTTTAAACATCGTTATTGAAGACGATGATATAGTTTTTCTTAATGGATCAAAAATTATGAAACTTGCTTTATTTTGTAAGCAGCTTG